CCCTTTTTCCACCTCTCAGTACTCACACTTCTCGAACCATTTTGGGTGTTCATAGTTTGTGAAGTGGTACGTAGGATCGACTTCATTTTGCTTAATGAGAGTCTCCCAGGTCGGAAACCCACTAAGTATGGAGTCTATGGGAAGCCCCATTTTATTGAATGTCTCGATGTCATCTTTCCCGGCTTTCATAATGGCTTCGCGAAGGGCTTCTTGGGTCGAAATACCGCTCTCTTCTAAGGTTGCTTCGTACAAGCAGAGAAGTCGCTCATAAGCATCCCTGTTCGATGCGAACGTACCATACGCGTGACCTAAAATGGACAAGATCATATCCACAGGGCCACGAGGTTTTGATGAGTCTCTGCCAACAATCGCACGTATCACATATTCCGGCGTTTCTCGAAATGGAAGAAACATGGGCTGTCCTGGTCTGTCTCTGTACGGATTCAGTACCATCTGGTGACGCAAAAAGGTAGCGCCTCGCGCTACCAAAAAACCGTTTGACGTAACACTACAAAACGGTACACCATCAAGCATTCCTCTTATCTCCACATCGAAGTACTTCTTCATAAACAGCACAAACGCGGAGCCGGACAGAGCAGCCGACACATCGGGGTCTGCAGACTTGTTATAAAGGTGGTCATCTCCATACACAACAATTGCTACCAATTTTTGTAAGTACGCTTGCGCAATTTTGTGCGACACCTGATCGGAAGCATTCTGCATTTGCATGCCCATAAACAGAAAGAACCACATAGCCATGGTCCAAGAGTCAAGGTGAGAGGTGTTTTGGCATCCTGATGGCACTCCTCCTCTGTGCTGCGCCCATAAAGGCCCAAGCAAATGCGTTATCCTACATAATAAATTTCTAATGAGAAACTTAGTGATCTCTACTCTGGCCGGGTAATCCAGAGACGTAGGGTCATCATAAATCAAACCCATTGAAAAGTACATGTCTACCATATTGCCAAGGACCCTCTGATCGAAGTTCGTAACATCGCCTTCGACCAAAATAGGCAAAAATGCGGACATTATGTCCTTTATCCCTAGGATGTATGCAAGGGTATCGGCTCCTCCTTTCTTCCACGCTCCACCAATGCGTATAACACACCCTCTTTCGATTTTCATTCGCTGACCCACCATCATTTCCATGGCAGCAAACAGTGACGACGGATTCACAAATGTTCTACATTTCGCTAAATTTTCCTCCCACTGCTCTGGGGTAAATTTCTTCCCAGGGTGAAACCCATTCTCTGTCTTAAACTTTGTCTCCCAGTAGATAGCTGGATCATTTGTAGGGTCACGAAGGAACTGTATAACACCGTCCATATCTGGCAAATGATTTTCATACTTGTCACCATTCGGAGATACTTTCAGTGTAACCTCAGGTGTAATTTTATGAACAGATTCTGGACCAGGGTTCTGACCTGATGCTGCTGCCAAGTACCGCGAGTCCAAAGAGTCTACATCTAAGTCCAGATTATACTTCCCCCACTTATCTCTCGTGCCCATGGTAGTGTGCAGCATCTCGTGCGCATTATTCAGTAAGGGGGTCACTTCGTCTGCTAACGTAGATCTTTTTGTTTTTTCATCCCACCCTACAGGCTGGTGGGTATTCGCTGCATTCTTCAGAATAGTGACTGACGCCTTCACCGGGTAAAGATTCTCTGTACGAGCAGTCCAATGCGGATAACCATGTGTCTTTCCGTATGCAATCTGCCACATGGACAAACCGAAGGACTTCGCAACTATGTCGATTAGCTTTGGGCACTCTTTTACACGCTGTTTTTCATCTTCCCATTCTTGTTCTGACTTCTTCCCCTCTTCCGAAAACATCACCTCGTAAAGCCGGTCCCCCATAGCAGGCCCCACTTTCCTAGTAATAAATTTTCGATCCGCTTTCTTTACTATTTTCTCAATAATCGGGGACGGAGTCACCTTCGGCGCAGATGGCTCCCACGTAAGGTGGTGAGTTGGCGGGTCAATAATTTCTATATTTGACATAGTCATGCCTGCTATAATATGTGGTAGACTCGAACCCTCGGATTGGGGTATAATTTTCCCTTCTACATATTTATAGGAGGCCATAAAGTTCGCCGCCCATTTTTTTACCTCTACCTTAAAATCCCTCATCGGCAACGTATACTGGTAGTCTATCAGCTCCGGACATATCCCCTCAATATATGAGCTGCATGAACAAGCCTCGTGCAAGCTCCCGCACAGTGGGTCTATGCGGTTCGTTACCCGAAGAAATTTGCCGGCGACGGTACCTTTTTTCCTACCGTCTTTGAATATTGCTCTCAAAATGAGAGTTTCTGGGGTTTTTGGAAGTGCTCGCATAAATCGTTGCAAAGTGAGCAATAAACTGTGAGCTGTTTTAAAGCCTTTATAATAGTCAACAGAATGTCTTAGCGTGGTATAGAATCTACTGATCCTTCGCAGATCAGTTAG